TAACGGCGGATGCTTGTAGCCGTATGCCACTACTAAAGTTGAATTGAAAAGCGGGATTTCTGCATATGGCTACAAGCATATGTTAGTAGCTGGACGGATTTTGAAACGAAAATTAATTATAAAAACCAAATAAAATGAGAAAAGTAAAATTTAAGAAATGGATTCCGATTGAACAAACAGAAGACGAAAAAGGAAATAAAATTAGAGTGCCTCATACTGGGTGTTGGGAAACTGGCTTCTCACTAACTGGATTATTCCATCAATGGGGTTTAGGAATGGAAGATACAGGCGAAAATGTTGCAAGTTATACAATTGGATTAATTGAAGATAAAAACGGAGTTATACACGAAATGATTCCAACACATATCGTCTTTGAAACGGAATCGTAGTCTTGCTACTAACGGTTTTTTGCTAGTAGAAGTGGCGTGCTCAAAACACCCAATAATCACAGATAAATCACGAACAAACCCAATAAAACCAAGTCTTGACAAGTGTGCTCAATCTAGCCATTTTTACTAGCAAATGTTAGCAGGCGTTGTGGATAATTAACTAAAAATATTATTATGAAAACAGGAGTAGAATTAGTAAAAGAAGAAAGAGAAAGACAAATAAATGTTGAATTATGGTCTGCGGAAAATGATTTTAAACATGAAAGAAGCGAATTAGCTTTAGCGGCTGTTGCTTATGCTTTACCAGATAATTTAAACTATGAAAATGTTTGCGGAGAAGATTTTGAAAGAAGTCATTTTTTCCCTTTTCATCCTTCATGGTTTAAAGAAGGAGAAGGATTAGAAGGCAGAATAAGAGAACTTGTAAAAGCAGGAGCTTTAATCTGCGCCGAGATTGACAGATTGTCTTATGAAAACCAAAAGTAACAATGCCTGCTAACTAGTGGATATGAGCTATAAATGTATTACAATTATGGAACAATACACCGAAGTTACTACAGTTAAGCTTTCTAAAGTTCAGAAGCAAACACTAGGCAAATTGAGGGATAGAAAGATAAAAGTTTCGCAATTTATCAGGGATGCGATTAGCGAAAAATTAGTTCGTGATGCTTCGGAATTAATTATAAAACCTAAAAAAGAATATTGTCCATTCTAAACAAAAAAGCCTTACTGTAATAGTAAGGCTTTTTTCTAATAACTAATCCAAAAAAAATAAATATCATGAAAGTATAAAGTTAACGCTTTACTTTTATATTTAAACTATCTTTTACTAAAATAATTTTCTTTATCCATCTTAAAAACCTACCTACTTTTGTTTTTGGCTCTGAATCTGAAATTAAAGCTCCCCCCGCGCTTATAATTTCATCTATTGGTAATTTTTGATTTTTCATAATGTAAAATATTGTTTAATTTCAGAATCTCTACGACCTTTTAATTCTGGGTTTTTAGTCCACATTAAGAAAGCATCTTTAATCTTAGGATCGTTAGGATTAATATTTACTTTTCGTAATACTGTACTATTTCTAAAGCCTGTAATTCCGATGTTATAAGCCAATGAAACTAAAGCGTTAAACTGGTTTTGATTTACTTTTGATTTTACCAAATTATCTACTTGGAATGCAAATTTATCAGCTGTAGTACTCGCTAAGTTTCCAGCCTGCTCTATTGTTATCGGCTTATCATTCATAGTTACTTTTGTGCCATCTAAATAATAAGTATTACCCATTGCTATTGTTGGAACTCCCTGTGTATCTAAATAAGGTTTTAAACGCAATCCTTCACGTTCGTGTAACGCTTTATATCCTGTGCTATTTAATTTCATAATTATTTAGTTAATAAGTAAACAATATAAGCAGAAATAATACCTACAATTGTTTTGATTATATTTTTACTGAATGTTAGATTTTCTTTTAATAAAGCGATTTCATCCTCTGTTTTTTCCATTCTTTCAGATATCTCTTTAATCCTATGAATTACGCCTATACCTCCAGTATATTCACTCCCTACTATAGCCGTTTTTATAAGCCCCATGTCTGTTGATATTGTGCTGTTACTATCTTTAAGTAATTTTAAATGATGTTCCATTCGTTCGAACCTAGCATCATTTAGTATTTTTTCGCTCTCCATGCACAAAGGATTAGGGGCATTAGTACTATAGAGTAGTATAAAAAATAATATACTTCCTCATTTAAAAATCCGATTACAAATCTAAGCATTATGCTAAGAAATATTGTAGAAGTAAAAATCTTTTTATCTGTAGAGTATTTCCCAATAAAAAACATAAAATGCATTAAAGAAAAATAAACTACGTAAGTGTCTATTTTGTCTAATAGTTCAAAATGATTATAATAAAACTCAGATTTAGTAAATAATAATGCGCAAATCAACCACCAAATAACTATAATTATAGGCAAGTTGCTGATTGATTTGTGCAAAAATTTCATTACGGTCTAGGGTCTCTAGGTTTTGGCAACCCAATATCTGAAATCAAAGCATCAGGCCTGGTAGCTAAGTTTTTAAGTAAATAAGCACTTGCGCCCCCTACAGCCGATAATAATACTAAATGCCAATTTAAAGTAAACTCGCCTTTCTCAAGACTATTTACTATCAATGTTATTGCAGGTGTTAAAACCGCCATTAAAAGTCCTCTTAAAAAATCTCTTAAGTTAAGACTGAAATATTCTGATTGTTTCATTTTATATTTGTTTAAAGTTGTTAATTAATGTGATTTCCATGCTGTACCGTCGTAAAAAACAGGAATTTTCACAGCTCCACCTCCTGTCAATGTTCCGTTATAAGTAGGCGCAGTTGCATCGGTAACATAAGCCATATCTCCAACTGCTCCTGTAGGCAATGTTGCTACAGTATAGGCTTTTAGCTTTAATACTGAATTTAATGTGATAGAATTTCCTATGATGTTACCAGATTTATCTATAACTGCTACATTTGAACTATTTACTTTGAATGCTAAGAAATTAGTTAAATTATTCGACGTAGCAACATTAAAAACTGCGGCATCTGTAATGCTGCTTACTGATGTTACGTTAACCTTAAATGCATTTGTGTTACTAGACCCTGTTGTTATTTCAGCAAGAATTCCAATACCGTCACCTGATGAATTTACACTAAGTCCACTACTTCCTGTTCCTCCATTATTATATATTGTTTGAGCATTTCCGTTGCTAAGATTATTAACCAAGCTAACCAAAGGGCTAGTAGAACTAGTATTTGTAAGGTTAATTTGCGCAATCGATCCGCTGGTAGAAGTTGCGCTTTTAACTCCTGTAAAAGTTTGATTTCCAGTTAATAATAAAGTATTTGTAATATCTGCTTTTAAATCTAATTGAGCTTTAATAGGCACTTGATTAGCTGTTGTAGCGGCCATTGTTGATATATTCCCAGTTACATTTAAAGTTCCCGCTCCTAAATCAGTAGTATTACCAATTGAAACGCCGCCAGAAGAAAAGAAAGTTACTTTTTCAGTGCTATTTGTGTATATGCTAAAATTATTATTTGAAATCGACCCCACAAATGAATTATTTGATGTGCCTGGATTAACAACTCCGAACCTAGCATATTCCGCATTTCCTGCTAGATTTTGTAGACTTATTCCTCCGCCTGTACCTGCAGGAACGTTCGCCCCTATTATATTCATTGGAGAAGGTGTTCCAAACCCTGCGCGACTTATAAATTGTCCATATCCTGTACCTTTTGCTTTAAATACCTCGACATTTCCCGCTTTCAAAATAACATCTCTTGTAGTGTTGGAAGTATTGGTGTTTATGGTTAAATCCAAGCCTGTTAATCCATTTATTGCATTTACTAAAATATAGTTTCTAAACATAGATACTCCTGTAGATATTACGCCTTTTGTTTGCATAGCCGGAATGTCACCATAGTATATATATTTGCTTAGATATTTAAATGAAATATTTGATGCCGTGGATGCTGAGTTTTGTAAAGCACTAATATATCCTATGATATTATTATCAATAACAGCCATTGAGCTATATTCATCTTGCTCACCAACTAGATTAGTCGCTGTTTGAACCTCTGTAGAAAACGTAACTCCTTCGTCAGTTGTATATCTAATTGCCGAGTTCCCACCAGGTGTTCTATACGCCAAAATTACTCTATTTTCTTGTAAACACATTGTAGCTCTTGAATTACTACTAAACTTATCTACAACACTTGACCACGTAGCTCCGTTGTCTGTAGATGTAGCTATAGATGCCATTATTGTTGAATCATTCCTAATTGAAGCTAGGATATCCCCATTAGCTAATAATATTAATGAAGGTTCGGTATATTTTAAGGCACTTCCAAAAACATCAGTCGAAATCGTGCTCAATATTGACCAAGACGCACCGTTATTTGTAGATTTAAAAACATTCAAAAGACCGTTAGCCCCGCTCTTTCCGTAAGTCGCTAATAATAAATCACCATTAACTAATTGAATAACTTTAGAAGAAACTGCTCCATAATCTGCATACCCGGATAATTGCACAGGTGTGCCAAACGTAGCCCCATTGTCTGTAGATATAGTAGTGTAAATCAAAATATTAGTTGGCGATATTCTATCAAAATAAGACATTATTACATTCCCGTTTGCTAATTGACTTATGCTTGGGTCTCGATAATCATGTCCGGCTAACTCTGCTATAATTATAGATTCACTACCCCACGTTATGCCGTTATCAGTGCTTCTTTTTAATATAATACTACCATCAAAAGTAAGATGGGTAACTCCTTTTCTATAGGAGACTATTAAGTCTTTATTAGTTAATTTGGCAATCGAAGGAAACGCATTGTATTTTCCATCTGATATTACCGTGCTTTCTGTATTGAATCTGTTTAATAAGTCTAATTTTGTATCGGAGTATGTTTTTGCAGCAGTCGATATAGGAAGGTTAGCTGCATCTATGTAATTTAAATCTCCTGTTAAAACATCTTGCGAGCTTATTTTTGAAGTTGACGCAGTAGCTAAATTATTTTTTATTTTAACTGTTCCGTAAGTTGGATTTAGATAAGTTTGTCCGTAAATTGATACGGTACATAGTAGTAAAAAAAGTAATTTTTTCATTGTTATATTGGTTTAATTCGTTCGTTTAATGTTGGTATAAAAGTTAATGTAAAAGTAGTTCCTGTCTGTGTCCAATCTCCATCATCTAATAAAGCACCTTCTATAAAAACAGCTTTTATAATTGCTAATGATCCAGTGTTATATACAGCAGTTACTCCATCTGCTACAAATTGTATCTTAGGAACTATTGACAATCCAGCTGGTAAATCTACAAATTCAAATAACGTGGCATCATTATTTATTTTTACCCATTTGTTAGCCAACAACGTAGGCGGAAACTTAGCTAGATATGAAACATCTGGTAAAGTAAAAGGCATTAATTTTAATTGAGATTCGTCAACTATCGGTATTTTTCCGTCCTGTCCAAAATAATCAAAAGTATCATCTAATAAATCGAACCTATCTACTCCACCACCTCCAGAAGCATCACGCCACGCATAAAAATCAATAGAAGCTAATTTGTTAACTAGATCATCCATTGACGATGCTGTAAGTATTGTAACACCATCTATCAAAGTTACGTTGCCAAAACTAATATTCTGCTGTTTAATTATAGATGCCCCGTTGGCTGTTTTGAAATTAGTATAAATACCAAATCCTGTCATATCATTACGGTCATTAGTAACAATATTGGCAGTATCTCCATTTACAACAAAGTCAAAATAACCGTTTGGTTTTTTAGTGATAGTTAATAGATTTGCCATGAATTAAGGTAATTTCATTATGAATAAAGTAATTATGTATGGCTGATAGTTTTTATTCGCTCCTGATACGCCAACCGTGCTTATGCTTCCAGAAAGTAAATTTCCTGTTCCTGCTGTTTCGGCTGATACCCTAGCTCTTGAAACTCCGTCTCCTAAACCAAAATTCATGTTAGTATTTGGTAAAAAAGTATGGCTATGTTCAACTACAACAGCATCGGGACTGCCCCCTATAGCTCCTAAAGTTGGATATGTTGCGCTATACTGCATCGGTACACGTCCACTTCTATCTCTTGTGCCATTGTTTCCGTTGCAGATAGCCCATCCTAAACGCTCATTAATACCTAAGCCTGTAGGGTCAAAATTAGATGCGATGTAAGCTGTGGAAACGTCTATTTCTTTAACATCGCCTATTTGAGCTGTGCCATCTGCTATAACGGCTAAAACAGTTCTTATTTTAAGCGCAGTATTCGGAACACCTGTAGCAATAGTTTCAATTTGCGCTTGTATTTCAGAACGTGTTTGCGCTTGTAAAGTTGCTACTGATAAAAATAATAATAAAAATAATTGTTTTAAGTTTTTCATATTTTTAGTTGTAAATTAAAAAATCGTCTCCTAAGAAATCATCGTTTAAAAAATCTCCGTTCTCTTCATCAGGCTGTGTGTAAATATCGTTGGGGTGAAAGTTAACTATAAAAGACATACTTCCAAAATTTTCTTGAGATGTTTTACGGGGTATTTCTGGAGCCTCTTTTAGGCTTGCTCTTACGAAATTAATATAAACGTAAGGCAAACCAAGTATTTCTTTTAATTGTATTAAGGATGATTTAGGCATTAATTCAGTACGCCAATATTCAATCTGACCTTGCTCAATTGAAGCGGTTACCCAGCTTTGTGTAGAAACCTCATAGTAAGAAGTTAAATCCTGTAAAAAATCAGGTTCATCAAACCAAATACTAAAACCGATTGATTGTATTTCGTCAGTTCGTTTATACTTATAATTTATCTGAGCAGTTTTTTCACTGTCAATATTGGTAATTTTAAAAGGCTGTGTATAGAATGTTTCACCGATTGCCTGTGTAATTTGCAAGTAAATTAACCCCCAGCCGAAATCCTGAGTTATATTTTTCAATGACCAAACAAATTGCGGGTTTCCGTTAGTGGAATTTGTGAGCGATTCTACAGCGAAACTATCGGTAATGTCGCCTAATTCTTCACCCGAACAAACTGAAATTACTTTAACTGTCCAATCTTCTAAACTTATACCATTTTGTGTGTCTGTAACTTGAATATATTTATTTAGATTATTAGGCAATAATTGAACTCCCGAAAAAATGAATTGAGTATTCATTTGGGAGTTTTTGAAGTATAAAGCCTCTTCAATTGTTCTAAATATTCCTATTACAGGTTTTACCATTTAAATCCATTCTTATATTATAGCAAATATAGTAATTATCCCAATAAATCCAACCAGCTTTTCAATATTTCTAAAGTTTCTGGCAAAGCTCCGTTTACTGATACTTTATCCCAGTAAATACCGTTATACAAACGTTGACGCTCCAAATCAAATAAAACAATCTTATTACCTTCTTCTACTTTATAAATCAGTTTACGTAATTTAGTTTCATCGTTTATGGTAATTATTCCATTTTGCTTAATAATAGTTAAATAAGCTTTTTCGCATTTTTCTTTTGCCTGTGCAATTGTCAATTCTCTAGATTTATTTTGATAACTCATTTTATCAGGATATAATTTTATAACCCTATCGTTGTTATCAATAGTTCTAATAAAGCCTCTTTTAATTCTTAATGCATTTTGTAAAGCAACAAAATCAGAGTTATCTACATTGGCAAAAACTACATTTTCATACATCATCGGTGTAACTATTGGATTAGTAGGTATCCAATCTTCTTTTTCAGTAACACGCAAACCAGCATATTCCGTTTCGCACTTACCGTTGTTTTTATAGAATGTGTTTCGCAAAAGCTTGTCTTTATGATATAAATTAACCGTCGCTAAAAATGAATTCCAATAATTACGAATGTTTCTCTCAACTGAATATCTTAAATTACTATAGCGTGTTGGCGTTGTTAAATTCAGTACTACACTAAAACCCTCATTTGTTCTATTTGTTAAAGGAATAGATTCTTTTTTAATCTCATAAGTATATTTTGTCAAACGAATACCGTTCGTTGCTGTTGACGGAACGTTGCCGCTTATTCGTGTTAATTGTAATTCAGCACCAGAAACAGAATGTACAATGTAATTTGCGCTGTTTACATCTGCTGGCTGGATTACAAAAGACGTCCCTTCTTTTATACCAAGAACTAAAAAATTAATATCTCCATTACTTCTAAGTGATAAAAACGGATCCGACCAAGTATGACTTAACGACGTTGTTTCGGTAAATGTTTGATCGTTTTCCGTTTCAATTGTATCAATAGCAAATATAGTATCATCATCTTGCGTTGCTGTATCATCACTTATTTTTGTAGAAAGTCTTTGCTGTACATCTAATAAAATTGCATCCCTAGTCCAATTAACTGAACATTCTTTACTATTTTCAACTTTTTTATTAAACGGTGTTAAAATGCTCTCTCCATGAATAGTGCTAGCTGAATTTGGCTCTGTAGCTTCTTTTAAAGATTGATATTTATCATATTTAAACTTAAATTCATTTAAACAATAAATAGGATTAGGCTTTTTTGACATTCCAGAAAATTGTGTTTTATCAAAAAATACACATTCTTCATTAGTATAAAAATCTTCTTCTATACCTACAAAAACACGCTTATCTAATTGTATTTCAGAATCTGCATTGTGTTCTGGATTAATTGATTTTTCTATGTCTTCCCAGCTAATATAAAAAGGATCGGTGACATTTCCACCTAATAGCTTTCCATTAGTGATTACAGTGTCATAAAACTGTCCTGCATATTGGTATCTAGGCGCAAGAATTTCTAAATTAGATGTAGATTTTGCAATCTGCTTCATTACATCTATTAGCCGAAAAGTTAATGGAGTCGAATTATACGCTGTTGAATCTGATGATATTGTAGTAGTTATTGAATTTATTGTTGTAGTAACGTCACCTAAATCATTAAATTTATGCAAAAACAACCATAATTTTTCACCTCTTTGGATATTGCCTATATTATAATTAATATCTTCGTTTATATAGATCGTGTCAGATGAACTTTTGTCTAACAAAGTAATTCCTGCAGAGAATGGATTTGAGGGATATTCAACTGATTTTATAAGCATTAATCTTACTCTTTTATTCCCAGAACTGCTAACTGAAATGTCAATTGATGATATATTAATAGAAACTTCGCTTAAATTGCTTATAATATCTAATATTTGAAAAACAGACCCATCTCCTATATTGTTTTGTTGAAATGGTATTAATGAGTTTTCAATTCCTGACAAAATTAATGACTGCGTAATATTTATATAAGTTGAAACAAAAATAGTATTAATTACCGATTGACTAGCCTGTTTCCATTCTGAAACTTGCTGAACTGGTTTTGCCTGTAATAGCATCGGTATTGGAGCTAATGGCGTAATAACTTCTCCGTCAATTGTAGTGTTTGAAAATAAATCTACTTTTGTAGTAAAGCGTCTTTTAAAAATCTGCATTTCACTTTCTAAAATAACAGAACATTCGAAATAGTCATAGTCATTAGTTTTACATGTGTAAAAATCAACTTCTCCTATAAATTCATTTCCGCTTTCGTCTGAAAAACCAAATTTTAAATCAGCTTCGAATCCGTCTTTATGGAATAGATATAAAATGTCTTCTAAATAGTGGTTTCGATGAATAGTAAATCTAAATTTAAGTTCGCCTCCGCTAATGGTAGCGTCCATACCCATCCCATTTTCTTTTCGGTCTAAATTGAAATCAGCATCACCAAAATTAATAGGTTCGTCAATATATCTCTTTGTAGTTGGTTTGTCAGGAAAAATAAACCAAAATATTTCATTTGCCATAATTAAAATGTAATTCCACGCCCATTGGCACGATTAGTATTTGTTCGGGTAATGTTTCCACGTTTAGAAATATACGACACTACTCCGTCGCCATTAAAATTAGTATGATATTGCGGTTGTTCTCCTATAGCCTCTAACATTGCCTCTTTCATATCGTTTTTAGATATTCCGTTTTGTTGTTGCGCTGGAATGCTCCAATTAATACCGTTTCCTTTAAGCATGTTATTCATTTGCTCGTCCCATTGATCGTGCGTGAATATTTCCGTACCTATTGGTGCATTCATTACGACATTCCTACCCTGTGGTTTATGAATGTTTCCATCTGGGGTTACAATAGTTTCTTTATAGTTGCTTCCCGCTCCATCGTTAACCATCATTAAGCCACCGTCATGCGTTCCTCCCATCCAATATTTAGGTATTTCTTGAGCATTAACAGCAGCTATTTGCGCAATTCCTAAAGCCCCAACTAGAATAGATAAAGGTATAGCTGCTGGAAATCCTGGATTAGCCCATAACCCTATAATTGCTTGTGCAGTATCTACAGCAATGTTAAATATGGCTTGCTTTTGTTTAGCTTTATTTTCTCTATAAGCAATGTCTTTTTTGTTTTTTTCTAAATCATCAGAAAGTTTTTCTTGAGCCGCTTTATTATCTCCTGCATATTTCAAAGCGATATCATATTGACTTTGTAAACGATCTTTTTCTGCATCAAAATTAGCTCCTGAATTTTGAGTCAGGAATGAATACATTTCTTGTGCGCTCTCCATTATTGCAACCGTAGTAACTTGCCAATTTTTACCGAATCCGTCTATTTCTCCGTTAAGTATTTTAAATGTTTCTGTGAACCCTGATTTAGATATAAAATCAGAATTAAAAGAACTTAAATAGCTTTTCATAGCTTCTGACAACTGATTGACTTTTTCAATTGATCCTGTAGTAACAGGATTTAATATTGTCCCTTCTGCTGTCGGCAACCCCCCATTTAAAGCTGTTTTTAAATCGTTTAATTTAGAAATCATTGAATCGATTTCTAAACGTCCCTCATCACTAGCTATAATTCTTTCTACCGAAAGCCTAGACAACATTTCGTCAATTTCTATAATTAATGGCTTTCCTTGCTGTAGAAAACTTTCTAATTGTTGTATTTCTGGTCTTTTAGCTTCTTTAGCTTTGATTTTTTTATCAGCTTCATCTTTTCCGTCAACTCCTAATTTTCCAGAAAGCTCAACTTGTTTTTTATATCCTTTTATTAATAAATTATTTTCAGTGTCCTGTCTATCAATCAAAGCTTTTAATCTGTCTTCTGAATTTTTTCTATACAAATGCATAGCTGCATTATCTCTATTTCTAATAGATTCTAATTGGTCGCCAGACAATCCTTTTAAATTGCTAGCACTTAGTTTTTCATTTTCTAGAATAGTTGAATTTATTTCTCCAATTAATAACTTTCTTTCTTTATAATCTTTAACCGCTTTTTTACTAATTTCCTCTTCTATTCCACGAGCTACTGCAGCAGCCATGATGTTTTTAGTCAATAAAGCCATTTCATCAGATGTTTGTCCTGTTAAAATTGCTTCTTCTGATAAATTACCCAAATAATGAGGGTAAAGTTCTTGCATTTCTTTAACCGCTGTTTTACGAGCATTCATTGATAATGATGTGTCAGTAGCGGTTTTATTTAGTAATTGTAAATGTGTTATTTCTTTTGCAGTACCTTCTTGGGCGTCGTTTTGAGCCTTATTTATTAACTTCTGAGCATTTGCAACCGCTTGTAATTTACTTTCTACTTTACTTAGCGAAATAACCCATTCAACTATTTTACCTCCATATAAAGTTAATAATGTAACTCCAACACTTAATAATGTTTGCCATGAAAATATACCAGACACAAGTTGTTTAAATAACGATGTTGTAGGCTTTCCTTCGGCAACTAATAATTTATTTTTATCACGTATGCCGTTAATGGCATCAAATAAAGCTGGGAAGTTATTTGATAAAGCCATAAATCCAGTATTAATACTGTTTGCAAACGCTGGAGCTTCTCGACTTAATTGATTTATTGAATTTCCTAAAGCATTATAACCGTTAGCGTAATTTCCAACATTACGGATATTTTTGCCTATAATTGCATCAGTGCCTCTTAGAAGTCCATTATATTTATCATTTACTTTTGCTAAAGTGCCCAAACGCATTTCTTCATGTTCAGAAAGATCGTTATATCTCGCTTTCCTAACTGCTAAATCGTTGTAAACCTTAGTTAAGTTGGTTATTTGCGTTTGAGTTTTATTGTATGCGTTGTTAGTTTTTTCCAGTTGAGCCTGCTCTTTCTTAGCTACTTTTTCAAAAGTGTCAAATCTTTTTTCATATGCTTGTTGTAAACGAATTTCAGCTAAACGGGATTGTTCAGCTTTCTTTACTATAGTTTCATTCAAAGCAGAATACTTCACTTTCAAAGCGTCAATTTCTGCGCCTGTTTTTGCGTTGTCAGCTCCATTTTTATTCAAACCGCTAGGCGTGGAAATACTCGACAAGTTTTTGCCCGCTTTTAGTGCATCTTCGGATAATTTTACAAGCTCAGCTCTTAAGTCTTGAACCTCTTTAATTGCCTGTTTTCCTATTGAAATTTCATCAGCCATAATCTAGTTTAGTTTAGATTTTTCGTTTAACATTTTACATATTTCAATCCATTCCGAAACGGTTATTTCTTTAGGATTTAATCTGTATGGATATTGAAGTCCAACCGTAGCGATTTGCAATTGCTTAGCTAATGAATGACTTTCTTTTTTACCATCATCAACCAATTCATTTGAAATAATAGCTATTTGTGTTCTAATACCTTCTAAAGCAGTTCTAAAATTCACAATTAAATCTCGGTCGGAAACAACACTGTTTAATTCTGGGAATTTAAAACCCCATTTTTTTAACTGTTGAATTATAACGTAACGTTGCTCTTGCTCTTTTTCGTCATTACCAAAACCCATCCACATACAATTAAGTAATGAATCAACTGTATTGTATTTCAGTTTCAAATAATCGATTTGCGCCCATTTTTGTATTTTACTTTTAAAAGCGTTATCGTCAATAGCCTTAAAATATTGGTCTTGTAAATCTTCTTCAATTGCTTTTAATTCGGGTGTATCAATCTTTTTTTGTCTGCCGTCATAATCTACCAAAAACCAATTATTGTCTTTAGTTGATGTATATCTATCCCAACGGTATAGTGTTAAATCGTCTATAGAATTAAAATAACTGTTATGAAGTCTGGTTTTATTGTGAGGAACGCCCATTATATTGGTAAATAAGTGTTAGTGTCTTTTAAATCAGGGTAAAGTTCCAGATATTTTCTAAGTTGATTTCTTTCATGAGTAATAGCCTCTTCGTTGTTTTTCAATGATTTTTTGTGAATATAAATCATTTTATTATCATTTTCAATATTCAAAGCTAAATTCTCGATTAGAATTCTTTGCGCTTCAATATATTGTTGTTGCGATTTTAAGTAATCAGTATCTTTCATGATTATATATATTTAGTTATAAATTTCATTAATTCTGGCAATATAATTTCGTATTGAAGTATTCTCATGCTTTCGGTATCTAACCCAAATAAATTTTTATATCCAGCAAAGAAATCATATTTATCGACTGTTGTATTGATTCCTGTAGAGAATATATTTAATTGCGATTCATTGAATAATTTAATTCCCATGCCACGATAAAATGCTCCTGTGTCAAAGAAATCGTATCTCCTACCAATTAATTCACCACTACGATAAAAACCAGTAAAGCGTCTATTTGAATTAAACAACTCTTTATCATCACTTCCAAAACCGTCAATAAACTGCATTTTATTAAGCGTTGTGATTTTAGCTTCATTCTTATAAACAATGCGTTCCTGTTCGCCCAATATTCCATTGATTACGAAATCACACGCATTTATTTTATCTTGAATCGATGCCATACATCAAAAGTACAAAAAAAAGCGATACATTTCTGCATCGCTTTTAATCTCCTTTCTTTTAAATTAATTAAGCAGTGACTACAGCAGTTGCCGTATTAGATTTATACAACACATCCAAAGGCGTTAATATTGTTCCATCCAAAGAAACATTTACAATATCAGCTGTTGTGTTTGCCGTTACGGTAAGCGTATATTTCTTTGTTGTTGAGCTGTAAGCAACTGCAGATGGAACTAATGGTGTTCCGTTTCTAGTAACTGAAAAATCACCAACTAAAAGACCCTCGACAGGATGCGTTTTATCTAACAAGAATGCAGATACTACAATAGTAGTAGAAGCCGTTACAATTGGATTAACTGTTACTAAAACTTCATTGATTCCTGTAAGTTCAGTGTAAATAAAGTCTAAGTATTCGTTTGTAATCCAACCAGCATACATATCCCATTCGATACGCTGAGTTAATTGGAATGATACCGTTTGACTTGCTGCATCTGTTCCATTTGAACCAGTGTATTTACCATTTTCAAACATTCCAAGCGTAAGTCCTTTAAATCCTCCTGTTTTTGGAGTTGTGCCGAATAATGTGTTATCTACATCGAAAAGCACCAAATCATAAGCATTATGACTTGATAAAGAAGTCAAAGCTTTGTGAAAGTTAATTCCATTGTCAAAAGTAGCAGCATATTCATAAGGCATTTTGCCGGCTACAACTTTTTCTCCAGATCCTTCACGAGTAATAATAGTGTCTTCTGCTGTGTTATCAGCAAAAGAAACAACTCCTTGCAACATGATTAATGTACCGTCTTGCTGTAGTTCACGTAAATAAGCTTTCGTGATTTCCTCAGCAAAAACAAAACCTTTCTTTAACAACCCTAAAGCCGTTACTCTTTTTCTGTCAATTCGACAACCTGCCAAACCTGTTCCAATAACTCCAGCTCCAGAACAATCGACTTTGTTAATTTGTTCTTCTAATGTCATTATATAAAGTTATTAGAGATTAATGTTTCTTTTGTTTTTCCGTTCGGCAAATAAATAATATTGCCTACCCTATAAAGCTTATCAAGAGTAAACTCTTTTCTTACTTTATATGCCTGTGTTTTTACAGGTTTTACTTCTTTTTCTTCTGCCATTTTTATGTAAATTTAATGGTGTTAATGCATTGTGGTGTACCGTCTGATTTTTCAGTAAATTTTAACGTAATATCTAAAATTATAACATTCCAGAAATCAGTTGCTTTTAATAAATCTTCTTCAGTATAATTAGCCTCCCTGCGTTCATTTTCTATACTTACAATCATTGTTACTCCACCTCTTTCTAATGCTTTGTAAACATTTTCTAGTAACGGATTTAAACAATTATTAAACTCAGTATCCCAAACTGTAGGGTTTCTATTTGTCACGTACTTACTGTCTTTTGCTAAAATTAATCGGCATTTT